GTGAGGCAGCAGCAATGAACGAGGTTGTCTTTGGTACAAGTGCTGCAGCAATGGGGGCGGCAGGTACAAGAGGTCCAAGGGTTAGAAGAAATCGTGGTGGTACAATTCCAGGTTCAGGAAATACAGACACAGTACCAGCAATGCTCACCCCTGGTGAGTTTGTTGTCAATAAACAGGCAACACAAGATAACCTACCTTTGCTTAGGCAGATAAATGAAAGTGGAAAGGTTCCAGGATACTTTGCTGGTGGAATAGTTGCTAGGCTGCTATCAATGTTTAGAGGGAGGGCCGTAACAAATACAGGGTCAGCATCAGGACTTATAACATCAAAACCAAGTGCGGCACAAGCACAAGTAACACTTCGGGATCTGGGGACTACAGGTACTTCCTTGCCAATTGATGGACAACAAGCATCTCAACGATCACAACGAGCCAGAACTATGCAAAATGTACAAAGAATGCATTTAAGAGAGTCCCCCAAGATCACTTCTCTTGGAGAATTGAGATCTATTGATGGATATAGTTCTACAAGTGGAAAATATGCCATAGCAGAAGCACTTATAGAAGCTGGAATTCCAATAGATGGAATGACTGGAGACTGGGTTACCTATCCAAAACAACTAAATCAAGCTGCCAGACGCAACTCTAATACTCCTATGACTGTAAGAGATGCAGCAAAATTTTTACAAAGTACCGACGATACATCATTTGTATTTACTAATTCAAAAGGTGAGACATATCAATCAGTTTTTCCAGATTTATACCCAGGCGTAAGTGAAAAAGAATTTTCTACTCGTCTTGCAAGAAGACTTAGGTTAATAAGCATTCAAGAAGGAAAGTCTGATCAATTTGTTACTGATGCATTAATAGCTAGAGCTAGAGATTTAGAATTTCCTAGATTAATGGACCCTCATCTAGAAATAACTGGAATAAGACTTCCAACCAAGGGTGATTTGGCACGCTTAACTCGTACAGGTCTTGGGGCAAAGTCAGAAGGAATTGAAGATGCTATAAATGAAATGCTTATACAACGGAAATCTTCATTAAGACTTAATCCTCCAGGAACTGGTCGTGCGGGAACCACATTAGTTCTTGGTGAATACGAACAAAAGGTTGCTGGTACAGCAGGAGAATTTGGAAGAAGAGTTAGAATGTCGAGTGGTGGGGCTATTGTTCCAGGACAAGGAAATAAAGATACTGTTCCAGCAATGCTTACCCCAGGGGAATTTGTTGTAAATAAAAAAGCTACCCAATCTAACATGGCCCTTCTTAAAGCTATCAATGATGGAACCATTAGAGGTTACGCTGCAGGAGATGTTGTTGGAGATAAGAGAAACGGTTTTTATGCAGAGGGTACAAATGGAATGAAGAGTGGTCCCTTCCCAACAAGAAGAATGGCTAGAAAAGAAGCAAAACAAATAGTAAGAAATCTTGGTACTTCTCGTTCTGGTGGAATGGGAATGAGAGGCATGGGTCTAGGCATGGGCATGGGTATGGCTGGTGGGGCCATGTTTATGGGTGCAGGAATGATGCCAAATGAAACCTCTGCTACTGCTATGCAAATGGGAGGTACTGCACTATCACTTGCTTCAATGTTGCCCATGATTCCAGGTGCTGGTGCAGCACTTATGAGTCCTCCAGGATTAGTAGTTGCTGGCATAGCGGCAGCCGCTGCCGCAGCAGCAGGAGGACTATATCTACTAAGAAAAAGTCTTGATGAGTCTGCCAAAAAAACAGCAGAATTTGCAGCAAATCTAGGGGGTACTGCAAACTCTCTTAATACTATTGCAGAAATATCTGGACAACAAACTCCATTACAAAGAAGGAAGCAAGTTGAGTTAGGATTGACACAGGCAGACATGGAAAATCTAATGTCTCCAGAAATGTCTGCAATGCTTTCATCAGAGTCTGGTCAAAAATTAATTACAGAATTAGAGGCAGCAACATCTGCAGAAAAATTCCAAAAATTAGCAGATTACCTTAAATATGCAATTGCTAGTGGATTAATGGATCAACAAATGGCACAATCCTTTGCTAAAGGAGTGGCATATGAACTTAATGATTCACTTCTTAGTTCAAAAGTTGTAAAAACTCTCGCTGGACAAGAAACTGGATCTGGAGCACTTGTTGAATTAGCAGGCAAAAGATCGGGGGCTGCAGAATCAATTCTTTCAAGACTAGAAGATGAAGTTGCTACTGGATTTGAACGTAGAGCAGCAGCAGGAATGGGAAGGGGAACTGGTCCTAAAGGAGTTAGAATTTCTGAAAACGTTGCATCATCAGCAATCGGGGTTTCTATTCAAGCACTTCAAGACTATTCAAATGCTCAGGCTCTTGCTCAAGAAGAGTTAGCAAATGGAACTATTACACAAGAAGAATTTAACACAATAAACAATGAAATAGTTGCCCAACAAAATAAATTTAGTGTCGCTATAGAAAGCTCAATACAATATGTTGATGATATTGGTGCAGCAATGCAGGCTACAAAAGATCAACTCGTACTTGCTGGAATAGTAACAGAAGAACAATTTAAGTCTATGGAAGAGGCAGCCTCTGTATCTGCCGCTGAAGCCAAAACTAGTCAGGCAGTGGCTTCTGAGCTTACAGAAGGATTAAAGGGTGCTGGCGTAGCGGCACTTGCAATGGGAACAGACATAAATCTTGTAAACTACGGATTGCAACAATTGGCAAATGCGGCAGAAGGATCTGCAAACCAGCTAAATGCATCTTTTGAAGCATTAAGGTCTGAAGGTCTTAGCAAGGGTCAAGCACTAACTGGAGCAATTACAGAAACACAAATAAGAGGGCTTGTTGGCGGTGGAGGACCAATACAAGAGGCAAGGTTTGAAAGCCAACTAAGAGGCTTTATTCAGGGCGGCGGCGATCAGCCTGGTCTTCAAGCAATGCTTGGATCAATGAGTAGACAGGATGCCAGGACAACAATGGAAAACCTTGGCGGTCTTGGAGATGTTACAACACAAAATAAATTCATATCTGATTTCCAAAATCTAACATCGTTGGTTGATGCTGAATATGCAAAACAAGTTGTCAATAGCAAAGAATATTTGGATCAGCTTAAAAATGGTGAAACAGAACTTATTGAAACCATAGAAAGAGCATCTGGAGTATTTGGTGCTTCCACAAAAGAAATTTCTGATTATGCAGACAAAAGCGGTGTTGAATTTAAAAAACTTGTTGAATATGGAGAAGATCTTCAAGGCATTCCACAAGAACTACTATTCTCTTTAGGAATAGATATTACAAATCCACAAGATTTGCAAAAGTTTGGCCCAGTAGCAGATTCTCTTAGAGCTAACTGGCCCATTCTTCAAAAATTAAACCCAAATATAGATCTAAAACTATACATAGATTATCTAACATTGGATGCAGAGGGCAACCCCATTGATCCAATGACTGCTGCTAAACGAGTCAAAGAAATAAATAATGCATGGAAAAAATTTGAAGGTGCAGAAACAATAGAAGCAAGAAAAACAGCGTACCTTGAATTAATGACGTTACAAAATGGTCAGCAAGTAGATAGTGCAGTTTATGATGAAATGTGGAATGCCCTTATAGCTGATTTTGGTCAAGCCAGAGTTGCTAATATGCCAGCAGATAGAATTAATAAAATATTTGAAATAGATGCAGAAATAAAGGGTCTTGAAACTCTTATTGTAGCAGCAGGTAAGGCAGCCTATGCTCTAGGTTTAGCTGGTGATGAAGATGGCATGAATGAACAACTTCAAAAGATTGAGGATTATAAACAAAGAATCGCTGGTCTTGGAGGAGAAAGAGTCGCTACTGGAATGTTTGGCAAACCAAGAACAACCTCTGGCGGTGGTGGCGGAGGCCAAAAAGAAAAAACAATTCCAGAAATGCTTAAAAAAGAAATGAAGTTGGCGACTGGTTTTGCTAATGAGTTTGGAAGAAATAAGATTGGCAAAATTATGGGTAAGCCATTTGGACCAGAATTCTTAGAATTTATTAAGTCCCAAGGAGAAAAGGGTCTTAAATTTATTAAGGGTAACTTTAAGAAATTTAAAGATGCATACAATACATTTGAAAAGACTCAAAAGGCTTTATCTCTACAAACCCTTCAATTCATGCCTGGTAAATTGGCAGAAAAACTTCAAGGAAGAAAAGATAATTTAGCCCTTGTAAAAATGATTGCTCAAGAAGAAGGAATGAGTTTACAAACAGCAATAGAAGCAGTAAACGTTCTTGATGCAAATCAACAAAAAGAATATCTAAGACTTGTTGCAAAGAAAAAATTGACAGATCAAGAAAAAGAACACTTGGCACTTCTAAAACAAAGCATGGGTATAGCAAAAGAAACAGCACTTTTTGATGAAAAAAATGCAGAAGTTATGAAATTCATGAACATGAGTGCAGAACAACGAGAGTCTGCAAGAATTTCAAACCTAATGGATATTCAAAATATCAACAGACAGATAGAAGAAATAAAAATCCTTGAACCCTTGCAAAAACAACTTGATGCACAACAAAAAATTCTTGATGCACAACAAAGAACAATTGATCTAAAACAAAGAGAAGTTGACAATATTGGTAGAACCATTGAGCTTGAAGAAAGAAAGCTAGAGCCACTTGATGATCAAATAGAAAAGCTTGAAGAGCAAAAGGATAGCATTCAAGAAACTTATGATAATCAAATAGAAGCACTTGATAAGATTTTTGAAAGAGAAGAAAATATTATTGCCCTCAGAGAAAAGAGTCTGGATGTTGCAGATGCACTATCTAGTGGCGATATTGCTGCTGCAGCAAGAGCACAAATGCAACTTCAATCAGAGCTTGCAGCACAAAGAAGAGAAGATCAACGATCCCTTCTTGAAGCACAAAATGAAGCTGAGATTGCAGCTATTGATGAACAAATTAATGATATAAAGGAACAAAGAGTCGCAATTGAAAAAGAAGTAGAGAGGTTGCAACTAAAACAAAGAAGTATTCAAGACGAAATTTATAAATTAAATCAAAACCAGATACCAGTTCAAGACGAAATTTATAGATTGCAACAAAGAATTGCCTCTGAAACAGATAGGCTAAACAGCAAGTATAATGATACAAATCTTAGACTACAATCATTGAATCAGCAACTAAAGGCCGCACTTGAAACACAAAATGCCATAAATAATGCTGCCGCAGAAGAAAATAGAATTAGGCAGCAAAAAGCGCAACAAGCAACAAGCTATGATGCCCCACAATTTTTAAGTCCAGGCGATGCTGGATATGATCAAACTACTGCAAACATTCAAGAATTATACGGTGGACCATCAAATAAAATGGTCCAGCTTGATCCAAATATGGGACTTTTTGGGCCAGGAACTCAAATCACTTTGGATTTTGGGGCAGTTTTTGGTTATGCAATGGGTGGAAAGGTTAATTATAAAGGTTCCCGTGAACCCGCACCAGGATTTATGTATGGTGGAAAGATGAAGAAGTTCGCTTCTGGATCATGGGTTCCTGGAAGTGGAATGCTTGATGGTGTTCCTGCCATGCTTACCCCTGGAGAATTTGTTGTTCGTAAACCAGTAGCACAGACATATGGAAATCTTCTTCAATCTCTTAATGGTCAAGTATTCCCAAGAGTTAATTTTAGGCAGCCAATGCCCAATGGTAGTGCATCAGGATCTGGATCAATGTATAATTATAATGTAAATGTAACACTAAATGGCTCAGATATGAATCCAGATGATGTTGCAAATGCTGTAATGAAGAAGATTAAGATGACTGAAAATACCAGAGTAAGAGGATACAATACCCGTGGCTAATAGTACATATATGGCTGGAAGGTCTAGGTATGCAAGGCCACAAGCCGTAGTCTGGGCAGATGCATATGAAACAAGCAATGCAAAATATGTTCCATCTGGAACAGAATTTGAGGATTTCTTAATCCTATCTGATCATAATCGCTCTGAAATATCTATTCAAAAACAAAGAATTGAGAATAGAAAAAGAATGATTAATGGGACAATGAGATCCTATCATATAGCAGATAAAAAAATATATTCATGGCAATGGGATATGTTTCCATCTAGAGCATTTTCAGACTCTCCAACATTTTCGGCTAGTGGTGTTCTTACAAATAGCGTAGATGATTACACAGCAGATCTGGCTGCAGGGGGAGTAGACCTAGTTGATTGGTATGAAAACCACCAAGGACCATTCTATATGCTTTTAGCGTATGACAAGTATAACGAGTTTACCGTTGACCCATATTCACACTTAAATGAATACAACGAGGTTGTTAGGGTATTCTTTTCTTCCTGCGAGCACTCTGTTATTAAAAGAGGCGGCACCAATCACGATTTTTGGAACATATCTGTAACACTTGAGGAGGCATAATGTTTTACGATGCCGATCTTCAGAGTGCCGTACAAAACAACAATACTTTAAAAATATCTTCTTTTATTCTTGCAGAGTTTAATCTTAATGATCAAGAAAATATTGAGAAAATTGGAAACTACAGATACAGACCCTTTGGAAACGAAGGACAATTTTTAGAGCCTATTACTACATACGATAAATTTGACTTTGGAAACTATTACACAGAGGCAGATGTTTCTTATGAAGAATACTCTGACACCGATGATGATCCATTCAGGATTATTGACAAATCAAAAGATTTGTACTATTCCCTCGGTGATTGTTTTTTGCCGTTCAGACCACGATCAGGTATAAACAAAGCACGTTTCATAAATGACAGATTTATTGACAACATTAGGTCCGCCGAAAGGCCAAGATATTACATGCCTTCACGATCAGATTATTTTAAGTATTGGTCTTCTTATAGAAAAGAAAACGGAATTGAAAGAGGGATATCATCTCCAACACAAACAATTATAGGCAGCCATGGAATGACCGACACCGCACCATTTATTGTTTATAAAAATAAAATAAACTTTAACAGGTTTGTAGTAAAAATGCAAACCAATGTGGGTTCACTAAACCTTGGAAACATGAGATTGGCAAACGATAAAGTTATTAACGATCCACTATTTAATTATTCAAATGCCACGGTTCCAAAATCATGGAAAATACAAAAGCTTGACGATTCAGATAATTGGGTAGATATTATTGAGTTTAATGAAAACTCTGCCAGAGCAAATGGAGATCCAATAGTTCCAAAAGATGGACATGTTGAGGTGTTTTATGGTATAAAGGTTCCAGCAGAATACGCTGGCACAATGAGATTTATTGATTATACAATCACCAGCCTGCTACCAAACATTGGAAATTCTATAGGAGACGCTTACATTGTTGATGATGAAACTATTCCACAAGGAATTTTAAAGATATTTAATGGTACAGACTTTGATGATTTTGCTGTTGAATATGGGTGGTCACTATATGAAGAGGATGTTGTAGAAAGAAACGGAACGGTATCAAAACCAGTTGATCCAAGATATTATGAAATTAACGGACAAAAGACATATAGAGAGTTTGATCAAACCAGAGGAATCAGGGTAGTTGTAAAAACCATGAATGCTCCCTCAACTCCGTTGGATATTATTGAGCTTTCTCCAAGATTGTTAGTAAATATTTCTGGATATGTTGACTCTTTTGATCTTGTAAAATCAGTATCTTCCGATCAAAACGGATTGCCAGTAGGATATTTAACGGTGTCAAACGGCAACTTATCTATAACCAATTTTGATAATATATTCACACAAGCAAACACTTTCGATGGAACAAATGGAAGCATCGTTACGGAATACGCAAGGCAAAATACAAAGTTTGTTTTTTATGAAACGATTCTTGATGTTAACGGGGCAGACAAATATATTCCATTAAAAACTTTTTATGCAGAAGAATTTCCAAGACCATCGGGCGGGGATTCAGTCATATCAATTCCTTTAAGAGATCTTTTCTTTAGGCTTGAAACAACAAATGCGCCAGCACTTTTGAGTCAAGAAACTACACTTACCCATGCCGTAGCAACAGTATTGGATTATGTTGGAATTAGTAACTATACCTTTAAAAATATAACAACAGAAAATGACGTAATACTTCCGTTCTTTTTTGTTGAGCCAAATATTAGTGTTGCAGAAATATTAGAAAGGCTTGCCGTTGCAACACAAACGGCGATGTTTTTTGACGAATATAATAATTTTGTCGTAATGTCAAAAGAATATCTTTTCCCATCAACAGCGGATCGTGATACAGACATGGTTCTTTATGGAAACGACGAGCCTCTTGCAAATATTGAGTCAATAAACAGCTCAGAAACTAAGATAGTTAATGATGGAAGAATTGACTACACAATAAGATATATTCAAAGAGAGGTATCAAGTTTAAAGTCCTCTCTAGCACTTGATCAGGAAAGAACATACAAATATAAACCGTCATTATTGTGGGAGGTAAGTGCAACTGAGCAAACTAAAACCGTAAACGAGCAATCAAAAGACTCTTCTGGATACACGTTGGGGGCAATGGCATTAAACAATGACTTGCCATCAAGTATTCCAACAGTTGTTAATAGGCAAATTACAAACAACCTAATTGATGTTGGAGAGAGCATTTATTGGATTCCAAGATTTCAAGGATATCTGTATTCTAGTGGAGAAATAATTAGATTTGATGCAGTAGAGTTTGCAATTCCTGGAACGGAAACACCAACAGTTTTTGTGTCAAATAATGAACAGTACCAAAAATACTTTGCATCTCTTCCATTCAACGGAAAAATATATCCCACGGGAAGAATAAGAATATATACAGAACCTTATTATGAGGAAATAAACGGAAACACGTTTTTAAAAAATGGAGAAGTTCGTGTGCATGGTCGTGGTCAATTTGGAACACAAATTACAGATCACTCCGCTGGCTTACCCCCCTATTGGTCTGACAACAATAATGCATATGGCATAAGAACCGCATCTGAATATTTGTTTACCACGACACCAACAGAAAACATAACGACCCCGACTCTTGGTACTACTCCTAGAACAGAAACTTCTGCTATAAATGAAATAGCAAGAAAGTCAAAAAGAAATGGCATTATCAAAAATTTTATGTCATCAAAAACATTTACAGACGGCGATACAAATACTTTAAGAACTACACAGTCAGGAACTGTACAGTCTTCTGCCCTTGTTTTCCAAGGACCATCAACAGATCAAAGCATTGCCAACCACAGAGACTTGGTTTCCTATGTTTATAAAGACCTGTCTTCTGATTTTTCTTACAGAAATTTTGGAACCAGGATGAGAATCATTGGGCGGCCCGATTTTAATTTTGGTCAGGTGGCACTTGGATCAAGCAATTACTATTCGGTTGAGTCCGCGAGTATGCAAGACAACACCAGTATTAGCGGTGGATCAGGCGGCATGGGAATTATGATAGACACAACAAATGGAAGCGGATACTACTTTGAAATAGCAGCACTGATAGAAGATAACTTGTCAAAATATTACTCTTTTGATGCAGATGGAAATGAAACGTCCGTAATTCATAACATATTATTTTATAAAATAAATAAAAATCAGGCAACTGATTCCTCTTTGTCTAGTAAAGCAATTCCAACAAAATTGTGGGGAGGATTGTCTACAATTACTGTAGATAGTGGGCTATTTGTTGGTCAGGACAGACTGGCGGTTTCAGAAAATTCTACTGTATACGACTTGAATGTTGAATACGAGGTTCTAAGTGGTGGAGCATTAAGATTCTACCTATACATAAATAATATTTTGATACAAGTTGTAGAGGACTCTGACCCATTGCCAATAAAAACAAACACATGCCTTTTTGTAAGGGCTGGATCGGAGTGCATGTTTGAGAATCTTTATGCACTTGATGATTTAGTAGCCAAGAATTCTAATCAAAAAGTTGTTCCAGACACCAGCATATTTGATAACAATGGTATTAGAACAAACGAATTCTTAAAAAAGTACGCCATGTCTGGCATAGTTCAATCAACATATTTGAGCAACATTCGTCCAGATACCAACACCACATATCGTGCGTATTTTGAAGAATTTGGCACCATTATGCGAGAGTGTGCACACTTTAATATAAAATATGATCAGGCATATCCTTCTTTTTATTCTGTTATAGCAAAAACATTTACAACTGATCGTGGCTATACTGTATCAGGATTTTATGGTGGCTCTTACGAAGCAGAGTTCCTTGTTTTCAATGCAGCAGACAAGGCTTTGGTGCTTGATGAAACCACTGGCAACTATTTAAGAATACTTGGCATAACGTTTACACAAAACACAAGCCAAACATTGTCCGTAGATGATTACTTCAACAAGCTTTCAAACTCCTCTGATCCACAATATGAGGGGAATGAAATAGTTTCTCCACAAACAAGCCTAAAAAAGTACAATGAGATTAAGGCAAGTAGATCAAAGTACGGAAACAGAGAATTTTCTTTGGAATCTATGTATATTCAATCTCAAGATTTTGCAGAAAATATTATGGGATGGGTAATAGACAAGACCATGAGGCCCAGAAGAGAAGTGACTATGAATGTGTTTCCAATGCCTCAACTACAGATTGGAGATATTGTTACAATAGACTATACAATGCCTGACGGAATAGAATATGTTAGTTCAAATACAAGATTTTATATTAACGACATTTCTTATTCAAGAAGTTTGGAAGACATAGCACAGGTTATAAAGGTGGTAGAAATATAAAATGGCAGCAATCAAGATACCTACAAGAGATATAATAAACATTGAACCACAAGCCCCTAACATTGCTGAAATAGAAAAATATATATTTAAAGACGTAGCTGGAACACAGCTAATTAATCTTGTCAGGCACGACACAATATCGGGCATGAACGTTGTATACTCCGTAATCACAGATCTAACAAAGGTAAATATTGATTTTGATCCATCGCTGCTTCTTATCAATAAAGCCCAATATCAATCAATTTTTAATCAATTTTCAATTAAATTGACTGCAAAAGTGCCAGAAGAAACCTTTTATGATGAAAACACAAAGCTTCCAGAGGACAACCTATTGACTAACGTATATTATGATGAGGTTAGAGAAGAACTAATTCTAGAGTTTGAAAATGTTAAACAGACCGAATTAGTGCAGGTTGAGGTTGAGACTGATGGTAGAATTGATAGAGTGAGAGAAAATGATTACTTCTAAAGGCAACCAAATCGTAAGCAAGTATTTGCTGGGGCAAGCACCAGAGTATGCTGCATATCTTTCAATCGGTGTAGGTGCTCACCCACTAGATTTAAATGAAGACGAGGCTTCTCCCATAACTAAGAAATCTATGGACTTTGAGGCATTTAGAGTCCCTGTTATTTCTAGGGGGATTGTGAACGATAGTATTGTTTTGGACATAAACTCCTGGAGTGCCAGCGGAAATGTTGTAACAATAGAAACTCCGTCATTGCACGGAACAAAGGTGGGAGATGAAATTTCTGTAGCGTTTTCTTTACCAGCCTATGATTCATGGGAAGGAAATTTTGTAGTCGCAACAACAACGTCTAATACAATATCATACGAACAAACTATAAGTGCCTCTGCTTGGACCGCTACCGCATCTGCATCAGATACAGCCACAGTTTCTTATAACAGGGAAAGGTTGGTATTTAAGGCAGAGCTTCCAACAGAACAAAGATATGAAATGACTGAAATAGCTATGTATCCAGCAGCAACAAACTCCCTGGCTCTCAATTATGATAGCAGGGTTGTTGGAGGATTTTTGACTACAGAGGGCTGGACATATCACGCTGTTTCGCCAACACTTGTCGAAAGCGACAACGCAATTTCATTTACTACTGAAAGCATAGCAAATAATGCAGGGGCAATAGGCTCTGCGACATTTACTGATCCTGCAACATCGCAATCTGCATGTGCACTTTTTGTTAATTCAGACAATGAAGCATTTACCTTCTTTGAAAGAACACAAAGGCATGAGCCTCCTAGATTTTATAACAGATGCTTGATTGTCCCAGGAAATATGACTGAGTTTAATAATGATTTGATGGAAATAACGGGCAGAAAAGATTATATATACACCAACTCTCTTAAACTAAATTTTAGTCAAAACTCTACAAATGATTACATAAAATTTGCTCTCAGCGTTTTATCATCAGATCTAACACCATCGGTTCCACCAAACAAGGTCAGACTCAAATTTGAATTACTGGACAGCCTTAGCGGAGAAAAAGCAGTTGTAACACATCTTCTTACATCTTCAGATTTTTCTGACAGCAGATATCAGATTGTTTCTAAACAAAAAAGGGATTTTACTTTGGGAGAAGATTTTGATTGGGCAAGAGTAGACGGGATTATAATATACGCGGAAACTTTAAATAGTTCTGGGGACTATGATGGATCTTATGTTCTGTTTGACGGAATAAGGGTTGACAACGAAAACACAGAAAACCCATTGTATGGAATGGTTGCATACTCAAGATTAAAAAATAATTCTGCTGAAGGTCAGCCAATCCTCAAGACAGAAAACTCACAGGGGTACATAGAATACAGGCTGGGAGTTAATATAGCATAATGACTAGGATCGTAATCCCTAAAGAGCAGCTTCCAAACATTTCTAATGACTTAACCAACAAGCTTAGATACAGAATTATTAATAAAAACAGAAACTTGTTTTCGCAATGGTCAGTTATTGGAGAAATAAAAAGGGACATAGACCCAACGGATTTTGAATCGAATGCAACTTCTTTTACCACAGACTCAAGCATAAGTGATCGAATTGATGTTACATGGTATACAGGCAACATAAATCAAGATTTTGATGTTTATACAAGATATAAATTGACTTATTTCGACGCAACTTACGGAACATTTTATAGGAACGAACCTTTAAGGTACTTGGGAAGAAAAAACACAAATTATCTTACTATAAATAAATTACCGCTATCAAATTTGGGGTCTATTTACACCGTTGACAACTATGCCGTTCAGACAATGGTTAAATTACCAGAATATCCAAGGCTGTTTAGCCTGCCCGTAAATATTGAAGAATTTGATAGAAAAGCTGACAAACTAAGATATTGGGCAGAAAGAGATATTACATTTTCTGCTGGGGACTATGTAGATATTTCATTAAACAACAATAACACTGCGTCACCCTTTGAAGACAATTCTTTGTGGACAGGAATAAAGAGGGTTTATTCCGTAGGAGATAATGGTCCAGAAAGTTTTAGTGTGGAATTGGCAGGGGCAGATATACCCCTTAGACAGGTACTTGATCTAGGCCCAGGATATCCTAATACGGTTTCAAAAATAAATGGCTCTGTGCAATTTGTAACTGACGATATCTTATTCACCTAATGATATAATAAAACAATGGGAATTTTATCTACACCAAATAGGGGTCAGCCATTAGATGTTGACTATATAGCTCAGATAGCTAGTCAGGTAAACCAGCTGACCACTATAGTTGGAGACAGATCTTCATCCTTTTCATCAATAAATGACGTTAGCCTAAAAACCTCTGATATGAAAATTTTTGCTAAAACCGTCAATGTTTTTGCTAGTACAAATAAAACAGATGGAGATGTTGTAGACTATACAATCTCTTACCCACCTTTTAATGGGAATCCAGTAGTTACCGCGACAATCGTATCTGGCGCGGCATCAACCATCGGTGATGATGCAACAGTAGTTTTAAAAAATATTTCAACCTCTAGTTGTACATTTAGGGTAACTTTTAATACTGGTGGTAATCTAGATATTTTTGTCAATGTTGTAGCAATAGGATTCCCCGTTTTATCATAATTTTGTGGTAGAATTGTGTAAATTTTAAACAAGGAATATAATGATTTGTAAAAGATGCAGAGGAAAAATGTTTGTTGACAGAGTTCATTCTGCATACGATCATTTAGAAATTTTTTGTATAAATTGTGGTTGTAGAAAAATGTATCATCCACCATCAAAGTTTGGAAATTTTGCATTATGGCTAGAAAAAAGGGAAAAAGAGACAGCCAGACAGGTGAATGGGAAGTAAGTCCAGCAAGGACTATCTTTTTCGTAGACAAGACACTAGTAAGATTATTAAACACAAACAGAGGGTTGAATGTCGTCAACCTGTTTGATATGATTAACCAAAAAGAAATAACCATGCTTTTTTCAGATTTTAAAAAACATAGGAAAAGGGCATACACACTAGTTGATACGGCAAGACTTTTGAATCGTGGGCCAGCACAGATATATAGATATATAAACGAGGGATTAATTGATCCGCCAACTGGAACGCAGCCAGGTGGGGAAAGGATGTTTACTAAACTATCTTATTATTCAGAGGACGACATATTTAAAATTAGAGAGGTTATGTCAACAATTCATAGGGGTAGACCAAGAAAAGATGGTAAAATATCCAACAGCGTATTGACTGAGCAAGAATTGCGTGCTAAGATGGGTGATGCCTTGATGTTATACACAAGGACAAAGGATGGGGAATTCATCCCCGTCTGGTCGGAACAAACATATTAGGAGAGTCATGTCAGAGAAAACAGAGGTTACCGTAAACCTTGGATACACACTCAACCTTGGAAATTTCCAAAGCTTGCGAGTGGATCTTGGTTGTACAGACTATGTTCGTGCAGACGAGAATGTAGATTCTGCTATGAACCGTGTCTATGACTTTGTGGAAGGCAAGGTCATGAGCAAGATTGAGGAAGCAAAGCGGGAAATGGATTAATGGCTGATAAGAAACAAAGGTATGCACTAATAAGCTATTTTAAAAAAATAGCAAAAGAACATAGTGCTCCTTTGCAGCCTATCAATATACATTCTCAGCAATGGGCAGCAGAAGCACTTATTGAGTCATACGGATATGATGAGTGCAAGAACCTAGTTGATTATTATTTTGTTGTTTCTGCATCACCGGATTGGACATGGTTTGCGTACAACTCTGATAAGCTGCTACAATCTAAGACAACAGAAGAAGAAGATCGTAAACTTAGAGCACGTTTGCGTAAGGGTGCTAAAGAATGGTTGGAGAGTTAGTGGAAGATCTAGAGGCAAAGGTATTGTCTGCCGTCCTTGAAGACAAGCAGATCCATGTTCTTTTGCAGGCAAATCCAAATTCATTATTTAGAACACATGGGGATGTGTGGGAATTTATTAGGGGTTATTATGAAAATAATATGTCTCTTCCCCCTTCATCACTTGTTGTAGAAAAGTTTAGAGACTTTGAGCCTGTAAAAGAAGTGGGGGCTACCAAGCATCATGTAGACGAACTGAGAACAAATTACCTTGACGGTAAGATTAGAGAAATGCTAAAAACAAGTGCGTCACAACTACAAGAGAATAAAGTTCAAGATGCTTTGAACACCCTAATATCTCAAAGTGCTGATCTAAAACGGGCCTCTGCAGAAGTGAGAGATATTGATGTTGTAGATATAGAAGACGCTGTTGCACATTTCAGACAGATTGAAGAGTTGGCAAAGCTTGGTGCTCATGGAATTAAGACGGGTTTGGCAGGCTTTGATAACTACCTCCCGTCTGGAATTATGCCAGGGCAGTTTGGTATTCTTCTTGCTTATCCTGCTATAGGTAAGTCATGGCTTGCTTTGTATCTGGCTGTTCAGGCTTGGAAAAACGGTAAGAAGCCACTATTTGTATCCCTTGAAATGACTGAGAGCGAGGTTCGTAATCGTGCCTACACAATCATGGCAGGGGGACAGTTTTCTCACCGTAAAATTAGTGCAGGAGAACTTGACATTGAAGAGTTTGAGCGGTGGGGAAGTAAGTATTTAAATAACATGCCATCGTTTCAGATCGTATCTAATGATGGATTAGGGGAAGTTACTCCAGCAGTTTTGCGGGGAAAGATAGACCAATACTCACCAGACATTGTATTTGTTGACTATATTCAGCTTATGCAGTCTAATAGTCCAACAGATAATGAGGTTGTGAAGATCAAGAATATTAGTCGTGAGTTAAAGATTCTTGCTATATCAGAAGAGACACCGATTATTGCTATTGCTTCTGCCACACCAGATGATGCTACCAATATGAATACTGTTCCAACATTAGGTCAGGTAGCATGGTCAAAGCAGTTAGCATACGATGCCGATTGGGTTCTTGCTCTAGGGCGAGAGCCTTCATCAGATATCCTTGAAGCTTGTTTTAGAAAGAATAGGCACGGCTATCTGGGAGAGTTTTTGGTACAGGTAGACTTTGATAAGGGAAGATTCCTTTACAAAGACTTTGAGGATCAATAAAGTCTAGTATAATTAATTTATGACAATTGTACACAAAGGGATTAAAAGGTTCGAACTAGAAGGTCAAATATATGACGAATCTTCTATTCCCCGAATAAAAAATGAACATATATTCATGCTAACAATGATGATGAAAACGAAAGGGTATTTGGTTAGATATGATATTGACCCTGACTTTACCATCCTGTACAATGGGAAATCATTCGACTTTAAGTTATCAGTATACGGCGTATTTGTAGGGAAGAAGAGGGCACAATGGTTCGATGGGGTGGACAAAAACAGGTTAATATCGAACTCTACTCAGAAGAGCAAGTCAGAAGAACACTCCTGGCCTGCGGCATAGATATAGTTCAAGAGATAGAGTCTGATTTCATAATCTATTGCCCCTATCATAATAATCATAGAACACCAGCAGCGGAAGTTTCTAAAACATCTGGAGACTTCTACTGCTTTGGATGCCATGAGTCACGGGATCTTATTCAGTTCGTAATGTTCTGTTCAAAGAGAAACTATTTTGAGGCAATGCGACTTATTCATTCAAAAAAGGTGGAAGATAATATAGAAAATGATTTGCTTAAGATCCTAGACAAGAAGCCAGAGTATCCAGAATTTGATACTGATACCGTAGCAAGATTAAATCAGGAGGCACTTGTTTCTCATAGAGCAGCAGGATATCTCAAGGGTAGGGGTATCACAAAAGAAAGTGTTGAAAAATACAAGATTGGATATTCAGAGAAGCAAGACATGATTACCATTCCAATTTATTCTCCAGATGGGATTTGTGTTGGAATGGTGGGAAGGTCTATTGAGGGTAAAGAGTTTAAAAATACCCCAGGGCTTCCACGCTCTAAGACAATGTTCAACATACAAAGAAACAAATCCGCTAACAAGATTTTTCTGGTAGAATCATCCTTTGATGCTATCCGTATCGAACAAGTTGGCGGTAAAGCATTGGCGACACTAGGATCAAATATTTCTAATAAGCAGAAGGACTTGCTAAAAAAGTATTTTACTAGTATAATCGTAGTGTCAGATAATGACGAGGCAGGAAGGGATATGAAAGAAAAGCTATCAATGTCCCTTGGCAGTATAGTAATACAGGGTGATCTACCTGATACTGTTAAAGATGTTTCTGACTTGGATGACGAACAACTAAAAACATTTATAAATACATTTGATAACGAAATACATTACATATTACAGTAGGAGAAACATATGTCTATTATTAAAGGGCTAAAGAACATTGAAGCAGTTCTAGATAAGCCCAAGGCAACGGGAACAGGAAGTAAGGTACGCTGGCTAAAGATGGATGATGGTCAGAGTATCAAGGTTCGTTTTGTAAACGAAATTGACGAGGATTCTAAGTTCTATGATGAGGATCGCGGTCTTGCAATCGTCGTAAATGAGCACACAAATCCAAAGGACTATAAGCGTAAGGCTGTATGTACCCTAGATGATGAGGGACGCTGCTTTGGTTGCGAGATGCATCGCAAGGATATGAAGGCTGGCTGGAGGCCACGGCTACGCTTCTATACAAACGTTGTTGTAGATGACGGCATCGAAGATCCATATGCTGCAGTTTGGAGCATGGGAGTTGCAAAGTCTGCAACATTCGCTACTATTCGTGAGTATGCGATGGATGCAGAGGGCATCACAAATATGACA